AAGAGGCAATAAGTTTAACGGCATTTTTTAAAATATGGACAGGTATGATTTTATTCATGCAGTCCGTAAGGATTTGAGTGAAAGAGAGGAACAAATCAAAGATATCTTAATGTCAGGCGGCATAAAAGATATGGAAAAATATCAATTTTTAATGGGTGAAATATCTGCATTATCCTATATTCATGATAAGATAAAGGAACACTTACATGAAAAAGGAGATTTCAATGAATAGTGATGTAGAAAAAAAAGTTGAAGAAAAAGAAGAAGAAACCATTAACCTAGATAAAGCTTTTGTAGAAGAGGACGACAGGGTTTTAGACCCTAGCTTATTGGATAAAAGTATTCTTGAAAGGATGCCTCAACCTACTGGTTGGCGCATGTTGGTACTTCCGTATAAAGGTAAAGGAGTATCAGAAGGTGGAATCCAGTTGGTCAAGGAAACCATTGATAGAGAAACCCTAGCAACTGTTGTTGCCTATGTAGTAGCCATGGGTCCTGATTGTTATAAAGACACTAAAAGGTTTGCAAAACCTTGGTGTGAACAAGGACAGTGGATATTAATTGGTAGATATGCAGGTTCTAGGTTTAGGTTGGCTGATGAAAGCGAAGTCAGAATTTTAAATGATGATGAAGTTATAGCCACTATTTTGAACCCTGATGACATTGTTTCAGTATAAGGAGAATATATATGAACGACATAAATAATGAAAATCAAGTAGAAACAGAAGAACTTATTGTAGACGTAGAAGATACGCCTATTAATGAAGAAGCTGTTGTTGAAACCGACTCAGGCGGTGACGATGAGCTTGATAAATACACCAAAGGTGTATCAAAAAGAATTAATAAACTTAACGACAAGATAAGAGAAGCTGAGATGAGAGCAAACGAAGCTGAATCAAGGTATAAAAACTTATCTAGCGAATATGCCACGGTAAAAAGTAGAGCCAGTGTTTTAGACAAAAGCTACACTGAAGAATATGAAAATCGTGTTAAGTCGCAGAGACAGCAGGCTGAAGATTTATATAGAAAAGCTAGAGAAACAAATGACCCCGACCTTGAGGTTAAAAGTGTAGAGCTTCTTAATAAAGTATCTTTAGAAGAAGAAAGAGTAAGATTGGCTAAAGTACAACTACAAAGCCAAGAAGAACAAAGTTTTAGAAATCAACCTCAAAGTGTACAAAATACACAACAACCAGTGTATGATAAACCTAAGCCTGATTCTAAAGCAGTTGAATGGCAAAAAGAAAATGACTGGTTCCAACAGGATAGAGTCAAAACATACACTGCAATGGGTATTCATGAGGACTTAATAAACGAAGGTTTTGATGGTCATGATAATGAATATTACGAAGAATTAGACAAAAGACTTACAAAGGTTTATCCTGATTTAAGGAAAAAACCTGAAGGCGTATCAAAAGATACCAACTCAACTGTGCAAAGAGTTGCTTCTGCTTCCTCCGGAAGTCGCCAAGGAACACAAGGGAAGAGAAGCGGTATTAAGATTAATTCTAACCATGCTTCCGTAAAGAGCAACTTGAAACCTTACGGTATGTCACAAGAAGAGTGGCTGAAAAGAGTAGGTAAAGAAATAGTTAAAATTGAAGGAGTAAAATAATGGATTTAGATGCAATTGAAAATACAACACGCCAATCTCGTGATGATGAGCAACACGATAAAAACGCTAGAAGAAAACCATGGCAGCCTGCGAGGATGCTTGAAACTCCGCCTGCTCCTGAGGGATATCAATACCGATGGATTAGGTCAGAGTATGTAGGTGTAGAAGACAGAAACAATGTTTCTGCTAGAATGAGAGAAGGATGGGAATTCGTCAGACAAGACGAAATACCTGATTTCCCTTTACCTACAATAGAGCATGGAAGACACGCAGGAGTCATATCAGTAGGTGGATTGATATTAGCGAAAATACCTAAAGAAACTGTTGAAGAAAGGAACGAACATTATAAAAATAGAAACGTGCAACAGAACGAAGCACTGGATAATACAATGTTCAACGAAGTTCAAGGAAACAATAGATACGTTAAGTATGATTCTAATAGACAGTCTAAAGTATCATTTGGAAAAAAAAGGTAGGAAATCATGGCGAATAAAGACGCTTCATTTGGTCTAAAACCTGTAAGAATGATGGGTGGCTCACCCTATTCAGGCGGACAAAGCCGTTATAGAATAGCCGCAAACTACGGAACAAGTATTTTTCAAGGCGACCTAGTAATGCAAGTTACTGGTGGTGGTGTTGAAATCCACGCAGATGGTGGAACAGTTCCTATAGTTGGCGTATTCAACGGTTGTATGTACACAGACCCAACAACATCAGAGCAAGTATTTAGTAATTATTACCCTGCAAGCACTAACGCTTCAGACATAATTGCTTTTGTACACGATGACCCTAATACGGTCTTTGAAATCCAAGCAGACGACACTTTCCCAGTGGCTGACTTGTTTGGTAATTTCGATATCGTCTACACAAACTCAGGAAGTACCTATACAGGTATCTCAGGAGCAGAGTTAGACGTAACAACAGGCGCAACTGCAACAAGTTTGCCGCTAAAAGCAATTGACGTAAGTCAAGACCCTGATAACTCAGACGTTGCTTCAGCAAACACAAATGTTCTAGTTGTAATTCAAAATCACATAGCAGGCGTAAAAGGCGCAGGCTTAGCATAAGGAGTAATTAGATGGCTATTAGTAGGTCGCAATTAGCGAAAGAATTAGAACCCGGTCTAAATGCACTTTTTGGACTTGAATATGACGAAAACAATGAAGAATACAAAGAACTATATTCTATAGAAGACTCTGATAGAGCCTTTGAAGAAGAAGTGCTTGTAGTTGGATTTGGTGCAGCTCCTGTCAAGGAAGAGGGTGCAGGCGTTAATTTTGATAGTGCTTCAGAAGGCTACACAGCGAGATACACACACGAAACTGTGGCTCTTGCTTTTGCTTTAACTGAAGAAGCTATTGAAGATAACCTGTATGACCAATTAGGTAGAAGATACACAAAAGCATTGGCACGTTCAATGCAGCACACCAAAGAAGTAAAAGGAGCAAATGTATTAAACAATGCGTTTGATGCTAATTTTGCTATTGGTGATGGACAGCAATTAATATCCACAGCACATCCGCTAGCGGGTGGTGGTACAGCTCGTAACAGAGCTACAACAATGGCTGACCTAAATGAAACTTCACTTGAAGATAACATAATTGATATATCAACATTTGTTGATGACAGAAACCTAACTATTGCAGTTAGACCTGATAAATTAATCGTTCCACCACAATTAACATTTGTGGCTGATAGACTTTTAAATACTCCGGGTAGAGTGTCAACATCAGATAATGACATTAACTCAATTAAAAACCAATCTTCAATACCAAATGGTTTCAGCGTAAACCATTATCTAAATGACCCTGATGCTTATTTCATTATGACATCGGTTAATGCAGATGGAGAAGGTCTAAAAATGTTCAACAGAACAGGAATGGAAACTTCTATGGAACCTGAATTTTCAACAGGTAACATTAGGTATAGAGCTAGAGAAAGATACTCATTTGGTGTCTCTAACTGGCGTGGAGTTTTTGGTTCTCAAGGAGCTTAAGGTTCTTAAAACCAATAAGGGGAGCTTCGGCTCCCTTTTTTTATTTCTAAAACTAATATACAATCAATAGACTAGGATTAATTAACTTGTTTTACCAACTGACCTAGCAGACAAGCCAAGATGGTAAGACTTATTTCCTTAGGAGGAAATTATGGCAAAATCAACATTCTCAGGTCCAGTCAAGTCATTGGCAGGATTTATTACAGCAGGTGTAAACAGCAGTGTTAGCTTAACAGCAGATACAACACTAACTGTTGATTCACATGCAGGCAAAATTTTATTATGTAATGATGCAGACGGTAAATTTACTTTACCATCAATTGTTACAACAACACCAAGCGACCCAACAGACCCTAATCAGGCTAATAACATTGGTGCTTCTTTCTATTTCTATATAGAAACAGCAGCAACAGACTTAGACATCTTAACTGATGGTACTGACAAGTTTAAAGGCGCAGTAATTGTTGCTGTAGACGATGGAGCAAAAAAAGCTTTTGTACCGGGAGCTTCTAACGATGTTATGACTTTAAATGGTTCTACAAAGGGCGGTATAGTCGGTAGTGTTGTACAGGTTACAGCTATCGATACAGCTACATACCTTGTTCATGATTCATTATTAGTTGGTTCAGGAACAATAGTAACACCATTTGCTGACGCATAAGGAGTAGATTATGGCAGATGCAGTAACATCAACAACTATAGTAGATGGTGAAAGACTGGCTGTAATTCAGCTTACAAGTACCTCTGATGGCACAGGCGAGTCTGCTGTCACCAAGGTAGATGTAAGCGCCTTATCATCAAGTAGTAATGGGCAAGCATGCACAGGCGTAAAGCTTGGAAAGATTGTTTATTCTACTTTTGGCATGAGTGCAAGGCTCTTATGGGTTGCTGACACCAATACTGTGTGTTGGGACCTAAACTCTGACTATGCAGATTCAGAAGATTTTTCTGAATTTGGTGGTATTTTAAATACTGCTGCAGCTAGTGGAAAAACTGGAGACATAGCTTTAACCACGACTGGTCATACCAGTGGTGATACCTATGTCATAGTCCTTACACTTATTAAGAACTACGGTTAAAATTTCTTATGGCAGTTAAAAAGCCTAGAAAAAAAACCAAGCCTATAAAAAAGACGACTGGAAAGGGCGGTAATTATCGCCCTACCAAGTCAGGTGCGGGCATGACCAAGAAAGGTGTGAAAGCTTATAGAAAGGCTAATCCCGGGTCAAAGCTCAAAACAGCCGTAACAGGCAAAGTTAAAAAAGGTAGCAAAGCAGCTAAAAGACGTAAGTCTTATTGCGCAAGGTCTTTAGGACAATTAAAGCGTAGCTCTGCTAAAACTAGAAACGACCCTAATTCAAGAATTAGGCAAGCAAGAAAAAGGTGGAAGTGCTAATGGCTAAATCAAAAACACCAAGCAATGTAACCAATAAAAGTTTATATAGCAGAGTAAAATCAGAAGCTAAAAGAAAATTTGACGTTTACCCCTCTGCTTATGCAAATGCTTGGCTTGTAAAAACATACAAGAAAAGAGGCGGTAAATATTCAGGAGCTAAAAAAGCTGCTACAGGTGGTGTAATTAAAGCAAGTACAGGCGGCTTTATAGCAAAAGGTTGTGGTGCTGTGATGGAGCCTAGAAGAAAAGTTACTAAAATGC